ATAACTTTATTTGTACCATTAGGTGCTGTATATGGTATTAAAGTATTTCCTTGTATATTGGAAACAACTTTATCTTTAGCTTGCCCTTGAGCATCTTTTGTTATATTTAAGGCATCAATATAGTCATTATTACTAATTCTATAATCAGCATCATCTAAGTTTAATTTTCCGCTAAAAGGAGTATTTATTATCATTTTTTATGCCTTAACAGTCATTCTTTGAGTGTCTAAATTTTGTTCGTAAGCTTGCATTAAGTATAATGGCTTAAATTGAGCATTAGCAATTCTTCTTTGATTATAGAATTCTTGCTTTCTATCTCTCTTGTCGCCCAAATTGCCCTTTCTTGTACTTGGCATACTAGCTATATCTCTCCAAGCTATAAACGAAAGTAATGCTTCTCTAAACTGAATTGGTATAGAATATGTTTCTTCTGGATTGCCACTAGATAAATATTCAATCATTAAATAAGAGTAATAAAAATACTGGTTTAAAAGAACTACACCATTTGAATCATCAATGTTAAATTGACCTACAAATGGCGAACCACTTGGTAATCCATAAATATTTTGAAAACCATATCCATCCCAGTAATTAAACCATAATGGTAAATCTTGTTGATACCATGTAGCTAAAGTATTATCTTGAGTCAACTCCAATCTATCTGGCTGCTGGTCTGCATAATATGTCATTTTGTTATTAAACTTCAATGGGATTATTTCTCCTACTGAATTTAATACACCTATTTTAGTATAGCTAATATAATCATTAGGCAATTGTGCCGTATAATTTGTTGTATCAATAGGGATTTTTACACTTCTTATTTTGTAAAAAAAGTCTAGTCCTAGTTTTTCCATACCCCTTACAGCTATATTGTATAATTTAGCGTATTTGTGTACGGATTGCTCACTTTCATCAATATAATCATTGATTACAGAGTCTATTGTTATATAATTTCTAACTTGTGACATATTTAATTATTTGATGCGTAAGCTAATATATCGTTCTGACGAATTAAGAAAACAAGTTCATTATCTAAAATGATTGGTTCTCCTGCTCCTTTGATATGGAAAACAATGTCATCTTTTTTAGCTTCCATTTTAATCTTAGCCGTACCTTTTCCTACAGAAATAACTTTTGCCTTGCAATTTCTTTCTCTGTATCCTTCAGGTAATAATAAACCTCCTTCGGTAACTTCTTCTGGTGCAAATGGTTTTACTAAAACAAAATCTCTAATTGGTTTCATATATTATTTAGTTGTTGTTATCTACTCCGTCATTACTTGTATCTATTGGTCTTGATCTTTCAAATGCTAATTGAGCTTTGATATATTCAATCATCATTGGAATATAATCATCTGGTATAATTAATGTAGATTGTAAATTAGTAGAATCACCTCCACTAATCATTCTTACATTTGCAGTATATTGAGATAACAATATAGATGATCTTACATATATATTTTTACCTTCAATCCAATATAATAATTTATTCTGAATTGGTCTAATGCTATCTATATAGCCAACTTGATTTGTGCTTAATGGTATAGCTGTTTGAGAAATTTTCCCTTCACCTACAAATTGCAAAGTCGCAACACCTTCGTTTTGACCTAATGCAACAGGTATTACAGGCAATGAGATTGAATAAGTTGTAACGTTTTCATTTACAACTGGCAATGCTTTAAATGTAGTATAAAATGAATTATTAACATAAGCTACCCCATCCATTTGAATACTATCTGTATAATTTTTTCTAGCTGCTAATGCAATAGCATCGTTAAGCCATTGATTAACTTGATTGTATGTAATACTTGAATCATCGGATGGCTGTCCGTTATATATTTGTCTTAATATTCTTTCTATAAATGCGTATCTAGTCATTATTGCCCAGTTTGTGTTACTTGATTAGCATATTGCTGTACTTGTCCGTCTTGTAAATTTAAGCCAATTAATTTTAATGCCCTAGCTATTATTTCTAATAAATCTACATTATCCCAAACAGGCTGAACACTTGTGCCAGAACTATAAACAGGTCTGCCATTAACAGTGGTATAAGCCCAAACAATTTCAGGTGCATCTTTCACATAAGTTAAAATTGCACTTCCAAGTGTTACAGGATAAAATTGAAATCCAGTAGGCTCTAATAAATAAATAGGATTAGTTGCAATAGGATCAATTTGGCTATTATAAAAAGAATACAAAGCATCTTGCTGTACGTATCTTACTCTATTAAATGATGATGTTATTACCGTATCCGTTTGAACATAATCAGCTGGATAAGGTGATTGTCCAGTTGTGCTATTAATATTTAATGTAGTTTCTACAAGTAATGGTGTTAATCTTTGTCTAATATTTTGATTTTGGCTATAATTTATTCTAGCCTGTGGTCTGCCATATTGATATTGCTGAAACTCTCCCAACAAGTAATCTTGATATGAAACTTGCGCTTGGTTTATAGTCAAATTAAATTCAGATGGAGTCAAATAGCCATTTTGCGCCTTATTAACTGCAAACTGACAAATACGATACATATCATTAACATTCATTGGAATAAGTTATACAACAAATATACGAAAAAGTAATAAAAAAACCCCGTAATTTTTAGGTTACAGGGCTTCTTTTATTTAGAGGGGGAAGAACTACATTAATTTCTTTAATTGCTCTAAAAACGCCTTACACTCATCTTGAGGATACATGGCATATTCAACTAAATAGCTTTCAGGTCTTTTATCCGATGGTATTTTACAAATAAACCCACCATCATTTGCCCAATAAGCAGATCCTTTTTTGCTATTAACATCAATTCTATTGTCTATTAAAGCCTTTTTAATAATAAAAGCTATTTCAACTTCCTTAGAACCAGCACTTTCCATAAACTTGTTAGGTTGCGCTTCAGCATATAATTCGTAATCATTTCTTAGTGCTTCATTAGATTTAGGCATACCTAATTCATCTGTGAATAAAATACCAAGATAATTACAATGTTTACGCATTTCTTCATCAGTAGCTAAAGAAGCATGTTTAATAGCCTTAACCTTAGCAACTCTCTTTTCTCTTTCTAATTCAGCTGTTCTTTGAGGATTCCACTGAAAGAAAGTAATTTTTCTAGTCCCTTTTTTGTTTGGATTATCCAAATTTGCATTACAAAGACTTAAAAAATCAAGCGCTGTCGTATCGTAATCGGGTATTCTTAAAACCCTTCTATCAAATATTAAACTCCTTCTATTTTTTTCAACAAAACTTTTTTCTAAACCTTTTTGATCTTCTACCCAAATACTAGGATAACCTGTTAAAAGTCTAATCCTTTCCATCCTTTTTTTCTCTGGATTCCAAACATCATCAATACCTTCCATATGGTATTTACCATTCTTTTTAGTATCTGATAATTTAAAAATCTTATAAGTAACTCCTTCATTTGCAACAGAAGCTTCCGTCATTGCAATGGCTGCTTCTTCATGTTGTCTTACATTAGTAAATTCTCCTTGTTGAGATAAATTAAATTCATTTATCCCTATTGCCTTTAACTTTGCCATAAAATGGTTTTTAAATGTTAAAATAGGTAGAGGCAATCAATAAAGTTGCCCCTACCATAATTATAAGTTCTAAATAACTAATTAGTTACCTTGAACGATGATGAATTGGTTTGCTGCACAAACACGAGTACCACGATAAGTGATCATCGCAATTTGATTAGTCATTGTACCATCTGTTGGATTAGGAGATCCACCACCATATTGCCATACACGAATACCATTACCAACAGTACCACCTACAGGAGGTTGTTGATACATAATAGTGATGTTCTTGTAAGCTTGAGCAGTTTTTGCATCCTTAGTTTCACCCATTGGATAGATTAAACCGAAATTACGGAAGTAATCAACGTTTGGAGTTAAACCAGTTGTAACCTCAGTGTTGAATTGAGGATACTTCTTAACAGACAATAAATATCCATCAATAAAGATCTCTTGGAAACCATAAGCAACAGAAGCTTCTTTAGACTTCTCGCCTTGTCCATAAACGAAAGCACCAGCTGGGTAAGCAGCGAAGATACCATCAGAGAAATCTTGTCTTTGGAAGATATCAGTTAACCATGCAGATTGTTTAGCACAACCATTAACATCCATAATACGAGTAATCTCGTGTAATTTTTGGATATCTAAAGTACCCGGAGTGTAACCAACAGTTTCACCGTCAGCAACTACTTTAGGGATAATACCTTCAGAACCAGTTGAATTGTTAATTGCTGAATTATTTTGGTAATTACCACGCATTAACTTAGCTTCTACGTTGTTCTTGAAACGAACAAGAGTCTTATACATACCCTTGTAAGTAAATGCAGTTACGCCATTTGCAGCCATATCTGGAGATACTGGGAACTCATAATATGTTTCAGCCATTTGCGCTAAGTCAGTGTTAGACCAACCATCACGAATTTCTGTTACATAGTTATCATATCTTTGATCCAATTGGATTAAAGGATTGATTGGACCAGAAGCTTCACCAGCATCTGCATCACCACCAAACAATAAAACCTCACCTGCTAATAAGTTAGTTGAACCAGCAGAAGCAAATCTTTGAGTAGTTTGTTTTGGAGCAACTGTAAAAGTCCATGCATATGCAGTAGAGCTATTAATTGACAAGATAACCCCTTCAATGTTTGAAGAAGCCACACGCAAAGTTTCACCAACTCTTAAAGGAGTTTGAGTACCATTGTTAAAGTAAGCCTCTTGTCCTAAAGTTAAAGTAATAGTAGCACCAACGCTAGCAGCAACTGTGCTAGTGTTTGTAACACCCGGCATTAATTTACCGCGGTTTTCAAACCAGAAGTAGTTTAAGTTTTTAACTTCTTCCATGCCGCTATGAGCAGCTAACCACCAAGTAAAATCTTCATTGCCATACTTTTGAGTGTATTGCTTGTAATACTGTGGAGTTAATAATTGTAGATCAACCATAAGTTGTCTATTCTGGGTTTGCAACGATATATTACCCGGTTGCAAAATATTTGAGGTAGGTATTCCTGCCATAATATTGAATTTATTTTTTTACGCCTCCTCCAAAGGCAATACCAAGTTACGAACTAAATGCCCATTCTGCCATTCTTAGCCTTTCAGCTTCTATGCCATTGAGATCTGGTTTCGCTCCTTGTGGAGTTGGTGTTTGGTTGATATTAATATTCCCGTTCTTTTTTAAATGAGCCAACAATCTTTGGGATGCAGCTTCATTTGCTATTTTTGAAAAGATTTTTTCACGATTTTCAAGCAAATATTTATCTGCCATTATTTGTTGAACATTTGGCTTCCCTTCCTTGTTAAACCACCTATTCTCAAAATATAAATCTGTATCAAAATCCTCCAAATCATTCTTCATTGCCAATCTTTCTTCTTCAGCTACATTAAATAAAATCGGTATTTCAACATCCTCGTCTTTTACCGAAACATTAAATCCATTGAAGGACTGGAAGTCAGAATCTAAAGTTTTTTCATAAATTGATCTAGCTTCTTGCATTATCTCAAATTCTGCTTGAGATTCAGCCTCTCTGCCACTTTCATTATAAATATCTGGCAAAGTTATTTCGCTTCTTAATTTTTCAATTTCTGGCTTTAAAACTTTTGCCTCAATCATCAATCTTCTTTCAGTGTAATCAACTTGTGATTGCCATTGACTTACTTTTGCAGCATAATCATCATCTGATTCATCATAACCTTGTTCAGGTTTTAAAGGTACGAAAAATTGATCATAAAACAAAAGGTCAACATCTTCGTTTGATAAACTACTATGTTTATTTTTAATATTTGTTTTTACAATCTCGGCAGCAATTTCATAATTTAATTCTGAATTTATTAATTTTTCTAACTTTTTTTGTTGATTTAATACTTCATAAACATCATCTGCTTTTCCTTCTTTAATAGCATCAAACAATGTTTTGCTTACATCATCTTTAAATTGAAATTGAGTATTTCTTTCGTTTTCTTCAATTAATCTAGAAAATGCTTCTTCAGCTTCATCTACAGTATCAAATCCAAATCTTTCTTTTATAAAAGAATTTGGATCAAAAACTGAAGGTTGACTAACTAAATTTTGATCTTCTTGATTAACTTGAGCCGATTGTTGTTCATTATTCGGCTCATTTGTTGCAGTAGGGGCTACTTCTACTTGCTGTTGCACTTGTGGTGCATTTTCATCCGAAAACGGATTGTAACCTTCTGCTAGCGTAATTGGCGCTGACATGTCTGTATTCTCTGGCATAAATGCTGATTTGGTTTCTATTTTTTTTTAAGACGCTGTTGTGGTCGTAGTTGTTGGAGCTGCGGTTGTGGTCGTGGTTGTAGTCCCAGAACCAACTGCTATTACACCACTAACACTTATGGTAATAGGATATACTACAGCAGTATTTGTCAATAATTGCACACCATACCAACTTGTTCCATCACCATAAATAGGTTGTGTTAATCTACTATCGGCAAATAATATATTTGCTGATGTTAATGTACTTGTTGTTGCATATACAATTTGAGTACCTTGATTAACGCCTATAAGATTTGCCTGATAGGCATCAGGGTATGTATTTCTAGATAATACATATGCTATTGAATTTGCCATTTTATTTCTATTTTAAATTTTAAGGTGCGGCTGTTGTTGTTGTCGTTGTTGCTACTGAACCTTGTAATAATAAATAATTACCAATAATACCAAATGCAACCATACCACTCGCATTAATTGATGACACATCAGCTTTGGTTGTCAAGTTAACACCTAATACTGTAACCCAATTAGTTGGAACCTCTGGTGCTGGCAATAATTGCCCTGTAATAGAACCATTATCATTTGTAGTGCTAAAACTAATTGTTCCAGACGTACCTACAAATTGAACAACAGCCGAATCCCAACCAGATAAATCTTGATAAAAAGAATTATCTGTATTAAATGATTCAGTTGCATCTACAGTTGTACTAATTTTTGAACTAAATTTTTGTAGTCTTATTAAAAGCTTACTTACCGTTGCCATTTTTTTTTATTTTAATTTTTTATAATTATTGTTGTTGCATTTGTTGTTCCATCATCATTTGTTCCTCTTCATTTGGGCGTTGTTGCATACCCATCTGTTCCTGTTCCATCTGTTGCTGTTGCTGTGCTTGTTGTTCTAAAGCTTGTTGTTGTTGTTGATTTTGAACTTCAATTGGAACAGTTACATTTTGCAACATTCCATTTACTAATTGCTGTAATTGCGATGGAATAGGTATATTAGCTTTAGCAAGATCAAATACTCCTTGTAATATAATTTCTTTTTCTTTTACCAATGATTGCTGCTGAGCTAGTGAAGTGTCTGCTTGCATTTTTGCTTGAATACTAGCTTGTTGTGCTTGAGCATTTTGCTCACTATTCATTTGAGCTTTTTCTTGTTCAGTTTTAATGTATCTTTTTTGAGCCTGCCTAAAATACAATTCACCTAATTCAACATTCTCTCTTGCAATTCTCATTGCTTTAAATGGATCTAAATATACAATTAATTGAGGGTTGGATGCTATTGCATTGTTCATCATTGCTTGTAAATTTGCTATTTGCATATCACTAGGCAACATTTTTACTGTAGCAACAAAGTTTCTATCTACAACATCTTTTTCTTTTAATAAATCTCTATATTTCTTAGAACCGTATGTAACACTTTTATTAATTAAACAAGATATTTTTTTAGCTGTTTCTTCCATTACATAGATATATGCATCATACATATATTCTGTAGCATTATTTGCTAAAATTCTTGAAGCTTCAATATTTGAAGCAGCAACTCTTGGTTGTGCAGCTTGATTCATTAAATTAGGATCTTCTCCTAACTCATCTTTTAATACTTGATAATGGAATTGATACAATTGAATTAATGCTTGCAATTGAGGTGCAAAACCAGTATTCGCTAATTCGGTAATTGGAACTGGAATTCTATTACCTTCGGCATCTCTACCACGATAATAGAGTTTACCTGTTTGTTCCCAAATCTTTTGTACCTCTAATGGCTTTACAGAATCCCCTAATCCTAAATCTAACTCTTGTAACGCATCTACATCAATTGAAGCACCCGCTGGTACCATTTTAGCTACCATTTGTTGTATCTTCAATCTAGCTAAAATCATTTGCTCAATAGGCTCTTCTATTTTTTCAGGTACTGCCACATTACGCATATCGTAAGGGTCGTACATATAAAAACTATAAGAAAACTCTGCGTTACCTATTTCTTTTGGATCTTGTGGACGAATCATATTTTTTTTAATTCCCCACTTAATCATTGTTTGAGTAACCGGACAATATACACCTTCGTATATATTCCATTTTTTCTCTTCAATATATTCTTGATTTTCATCTATTTTTTCAGGCTTGCCCTTTCTTATAATCGTGCTACCATTTTTCTTTGTTTTAGTAACAGTATAACCATCAGAATCTAATGTTCTAATTTCAAATTGTACTAAATCAATATTCCATTCATCATAAGGTCTTAACCAAGAAACATTCCAATCTTGCATCCATTTGATCTTATCTGTTAATTGGTATTCTTTTGATGATTGAGCTAATCTAAAAATATCTTCTTCGGTTAAAATACCGCCAGCAGCAATACTATATCTTGCTCTTATTTCACTAACTTTCATAGACAAAATATGTCCTCTATAAGTGGTATCTCTGAAATCAGGGAAATCAGAATAAGAATAAATTGCATTTTCAGGTCTAATCCATTGAACATGAACTTCGCCTTCCTCATCCATCCAAGTATAAGTACAAACTAATCCTACTTCAGCAGAATCGTGTAATAATCTTTGTTTTAAAACATCATTCCAGCCATTAGCTTCTAATACATTATTGCAGCCAATACTATATAAAATTTCTTCTGGTAAATGGTTAAATTCCATTATCCATTGATCTAATTCATCTTTATCTTCTGCAACAAATTGATCTTTCGGTATAAGTTCTATACCAGATTGTTGTTGTAATGCAGCTAAATTCTCTTTATTTCTATAAATAAATTCCATTTCATCTGCAGCTGATTTTTTCATCATTGCTGATGCTGTATCATTAGCAACTACGCTAATTTTTTCTTTACGACTCATCCATGAGCCAACTAATCTTGCAACAATTGTATTACCAATAATAATTGATTTCCAATTAATATTTACAAAATTAGCTTTACTATTCATCTCCAAACGATCCATAAACACACTCATGTCTATTTTACCGTTTGCGATTTGTCTATTTTTTCTAAATCTATTATTTCTTAACCAAAAATATGTTTGGTTACCGTAAATTGTAGAATAGATGCTCTGTGCAACATTTTTACCATATGCATAATCTTTTTTAGATGCTACATCTGTAGTAATTTGAAACTTTTTTAAGGCTTCTCCATTGCTATTTGCTGCTGATATGAATAACGGACTATCTGCCAATGTGATTGTATTTTACGTCAAATATACTAAATATTAAGAATTTAGTAAAATTTTTAATTAATTGAACTCTGGCTTATAGCTTCTAACCAATGGTTCCCGTTTAATTTGTTTTTGAACTGGTTCCATAAGACATACTATTAACATTAAAAATGATACTGTTTGGTCAAAATCAGTTCTATTGTTTGGATCAAACTTTTTGGCATCTTCCAACAAGTTTTCAAAATCTATAGAATCAATATGAGATTCAAAATACATAATTCCAACATCTGTCTGCTTGGTTAAGCTAAACGGAGTTGTTGGGAAACCTTTATACCTTTCTGCTGTTTCTCTTTTAGAAGGATCAATTGTTGAAAGTGGGTAAGAACCTAAATACCCAACACGCCCTCTATCTCTAAAATATGATAAATAATCATCACTATTATGCTCGTACCACGCTTGATAACCATAAAATTCAGCCGCTAAAAGAACTTGCTCGTGCAATGTTTCTTTAATTTGAGGTCTGCCATACAAATGACCTATTGCCTTACCGGTGGTTTCTGGATTTAATAAATCATATCTTCTACCAATCCAAGCTGATGCCTTTGAACCGTATTTACCACCTTGACTATTACTGTATCCGTCAATTGCTATTGCGCCATCAGATACCCTTCCCGGTTTTCTAATTTTAACATCAAATGTATGTTTATTCTCTTCGCCTTTTGGTGGGAATTGAGTTATAACCCAATGAAAATCTTCTTCTTTATCATGAATATTTCTCCACCTTACTGTTTGGTCAATATCTCGGTAAAATATAACATGCCTTTTTAATACAGGATTTTCTTTCAAATACTGTTCCCTTGCTCCTATATTCATTACATTAAAAATACACTTATCGGAGTCTGTGCTAAACGCTTCATCAATTGTCAATGGTTCTTTTCTAACACGAGCAGACAATGCTCTTGGGTTGTTTTTAACCGTTTCTCTATCTGCTAGAATTTGGTCTAAAGTCTTATTTTCATCAGGGAAGCCAAAGTCGTCAAAGTTTCTAGTTCGCTTTGCAGACATAAAAAATCTATAAAGACCGCTTGAAGTCGTCCCATTATCTTGCCTTTTGTCTTGATTACTTTCTTCCCATAATAATTTAAACGCATCTTGAACACCATCTTTTTCTGTAGTTAATTTTTCTACCGTAGTAGTATATAAAGCCTTTCCAATAATCTTACCTTCATCATCTAGCAAACAATAACGCACAACCTCGTGTCTGTCATAAACATTAACCTCTGTAGTTTTACCACACTCGTCTGCCACATATCTATGTAATTTTTGTCCATCATAAGCTACTGTATCTGCCGATTGATGGTCAATAATTGATCCTAATTCATCTTTGTCAACACTATCTTCTGCTTTCTTACCCCTTACGTTTGTCTTTTGGAATCTCATCTCTGTTTTAGGATTAACACCCAAAGACATATCATATTCTGGTCTAAAAAACTTTGGCAATCTTCTGAAAGGATTAACAACTGTCTTAGCAAAGAATTTTTTAGCATCCGATCCTGTTTTAGACTGAATACCGCCGTTTGTCATCTTAGTCCTAGTAATGTATTCAGAAACAAATAGCCCAGCTACAAATGATTTACCAAAACGTCTTTTAGTTACTTCAAGCATCCCCATACATAATGGATCTTGAATACAATAGTCCATAAAATAGAACTTTTCCAAATCAGGAATACGAAACTTAGGATAGCCAATATCAATAGGCCACCATTGTAAATATAAATAATGCAATCCCGTCAAATATGTGGGAGTGCCATTGTTCATATACCAAAATCCATTCAACCTTCTATCCCACTCTTGTTTCTTATATTCTTCCAGTCTTTCATCATAAAATTCAACCTCGTCATCTTTTTTCTTTTTATCAAACTCATCCCACTTCTTCATTGTATCTTGATACCAATCTGGCATAGGTATTCTTTTCCAAAATTGCTCACATTCAATTTCAGACCTTTTATATATGCCCCTAAATTCTACTTGTTTTGTAATTATATTGTATACATAACCTTCAGGAGGCAAATTACACTTTAGCCCTTGAATGTCTATAACACTCCCGCCTTCAATTTTTTCGTACATAATTAATATCTTTTACCAGCTAATTCGCCTACCGCATCGGCCATGTTTTCTGGAGAAAATGGCTTTCTATTAACCTGAACTATTTCTTTTTTATCGTTTGTTTCTTGATTAATACCGGCTAATACTTCTAAAGCTTTAATTGAAGCTGAAATTGTTCCAGCATCTACCCATATCTTTTGTAGTCTTTCAAATGTCTTAATTTTAGGATCGTCAATATCAATTGCAGTAAGACTTGTTTTATTTAACAATTCAGCCATTTCATTAGCTTTTCTATTAAGTGCATGATATAGTTTACCTATTCCATCTTGTTGATAATAAGCATTTTTACCCTCTAAATAAGCTATCTGTTTTTCTAAATCCTTAATTTTATTCTCTAATTCTGCTGACATTAATTTAATTTTTTAGCATCTGAAATATTATAACCAATCAATAAATCACCTTTTACTACTTTTTCAGTCAATTCATGTTCAACTGAAATTACTTCGTTTCTGTCGTTTCCTTCTGGATAATATCTCAATCTTATAATCTTGCCCTCTGTTCCATCATCGTTTTGGTAAATAATTTCATAATCACTTGATATTACAGTACCTACGACATTACCAGATAATTCACCGCTAGTAACATAAATCTTATTTTTAACTAAAGTAGGTTCAACTCCTTGCAAAAAACCAGTATATGGTTCAAAAACCCTTAGTCCAGTAATAAAATTATTTAAAGGGTTCCATGTGGAACCTTTTTCGTTTCTCCACATAAAACATTCTTCAATAGGTATTGAGAAATATTGCATCTCGGAAGATGCTTCGGCGGTTGGTTTTTGATAATTAAAAATTTTATAAGTATCATGAGTAGCATTATGATGAATTAAAATTTCAGAACCAACTGGTATGCCCGTAGCATCTACTACTTCAGCATTTACTGGCTTAACATAACGCATGTTAAAATTATCATATACTCTTTCTAACTTTATCTTTGTTCCATCTTTAAATGTATGGCTGTTTTTGCTTTCTAAATCAACCTTAATGATTACTCTATTACTTGGAGCTTTCAATTTCATAACTTAATTAATTTAATTAAAATTACACGATTTTTTATATCTACCAAAATTTATTATATTTGTATTGCCCAAAAAAAAATTTATAACAAAAAAAACAATTAAAAAATGGCAAATCATTTATCAGTTTATGTTTATCGTAGAAACCAATACGATTTAACAAACCCTAACGGCACCCCTGCAACTGGCGGTGTGTTATTTTCATTACCTACTGTTGACTTACAAGTACAACCAACAACTGTAGTAGCAAATGGCGTACAAATGAATTCATTGATTCTAATGTACCCAAGCGGTCTTAATCAACCAGCTGAAAAGTTATATACCAATCAATCTGTTGCTCAATTAATTGCAGCTATCAACGGAAGTGGTATTGCAACAACAACTACGACTACGACTGCGGCTCCAACAACAACAACTACAGCTGCTCCTACTACAACTACAACAACAGCAGCTTAATTAAAAAAAATTTAAAAACAATCAAAAATATTAAAAAATGGCAAGTATAGTATCAATTACAGCATATCAAAGAAATCAATATGCTTTATTAAACCCTGACGGAACTCCAGCAACATCTGGTATTGCATACGGATTTCCAGTAAGCACATTTTCGGCTTACCCTGCTCCAACAGGTACAGTAGCAAACGGAGTAACTATGAACTCAATAGTTGAAGTAGCTCCTACTGGCTTAAATCAAGTACCAGTATTGTTTTACACAACTTCTACTGTAACACAAATTAACGCAGCAGCAAACGCTTAGTGAATTAGCCCCTCTTATTTTTGAGGGGCTTTTTTATTTTCTTTATGTACTGCCTTTAGGTTTTTATATATCCTTTTGGCATCTTCTATTGTTTTACCAGCACCCGCTGCCATAAACACAGATAATCTTCTTAATTTTTTAGCTGCTTTGTTATTCATAAATTGAATTTATCTTCCTTGACCCCTATATTGTTTGGGTTTTGGAGAATGTTTGTTATACGATTTCTTTGCACTGCCTGTTTTTCTACTTCCAAATGTTACCTTTCTTGAATCTGATTTAACTTTTGCCATTTTATGTGTTATTTAGGATTAATTGGTACGAATATAAGCCATTTTCTAAATAATTTTTATTTAGGGTATGCCTACCAAACTTTTCTTTCCTAAAATCACGCAAACCTGCCGATACAGATGCTTCTGGAATATGAGTAATGGCTGAAATTTCACTAAGGGTTCTAAACCTTTGATCTTGCATAAGTTCCTTTAATTTAAAATGGTTCTTAGCTAATCTTTTACCATCTCTTTCATGAACATAATCAGTTCCGTCAAATACTAATTCTTGTTGCATATTATTGGGTTTTAAAATACTTTAAATCTATGTCTCCACCGTCCATTTTATTTGGGTAGATGAGTATGTCTTTATCGTAAAAGTTCCGCACCATACCATTGTGGTAAAATACGACTTTCCAAACGGTGTTGACTTCTGATCCATAGTCAATCCATGCAATTGCTTTGCCTCTTCCAAGTGGTGTTTCAACTTCTATAGGGTTTATTAATTCGTGAATATACATTAGGCATTATTTTCGTCTTGTTTACCGGATAAAAGTTGCAAAGATGTAACTCTAGCATGCAACTGCGCAATTACTTCTTTTGTTTTATCGTTATTATAAGTCTTTGCTTCTGGCTTACCTTCCATGTAAATCATTGTCCCCTTTTTTAAGTAGTTAGATACATTTAATTTGTCTGTCCAATAAGCACATGAAACCCATGTAGTTTTATCTACATCTTCACCTTGTTGGTTTTTAAACTTTTCGCTGTAAGCCATTGAGAAATTAATCACTGTTTTACCATTCACTGTGTTAACTACTGCATCTTGTCCTAATCTTCCGATTACTGAAATTCTGATCATTTTTTTGTTTTTTAATTATTAAAATATTACTTCTCCACCATCTTCATCTTTATATGGAAGCCATGATTGATTAGCTTCTTTTCTTTTCCAAAAATCAAGTCCTTTTTTATTCAACATTTCTTGTATAAAATCCCTTCCCTCAATAAAAAATCTTCTTCTATCCCAAATATACTCAACCATTACAAATCCTTTCCTACCAACACTTTTCTTTTTAATTTTCTTAGAGTGAAATTCTGCAACAGGACTTTTTGGATCTGTCTGTGCAAATGGTCTATGGTAAACGGTAATATTGTCCATTTTATTGTTCCACATAGCACCATCATTTATATCAAATACATCAGGACATTTGTAGTTACCACTCCTATCCCTTTCCATTAATTTTGGATGGGCAATAACCCAAAAATATACATCATTCTTCTTCGCAAATCTTGAAAAGTCAGCTAATAATGTTTCTAAATACTTATCAGTTCTACCACCAAAACCTTTGTAATCATTGGTCATTTGGTTAAATGGATCAATACAACAAAAGTCAACTTTCTCTTGCACAATCAATTCTAGAAACTTTTCTTTGATATACTGTGGGGTAGGCGAAAGCATCTCTGCGCTAATATAGAAAATATGTTTAGAAATAAAATCATATGCAGCCTCGTAAATATCATTAGCTGGTCTATTTGGATTAAATGGAGTACACTCACAACCCAAAAGCATCTCAACATAGTCGTGGAAATATTCTTCAGCAGGCGTATCTTCAGGAGAAAATGTAGCTATCTTTTCGCCATACATGATAATTCTACTTAGTAATTGCGACTTTTGCCAAGCTGTTTTACCGTAGTTACCAATACCGGTAAGCAATGTAATCTCACCCCTTTTAGGCTTAAAAATATGATCAAGCTCTGGTACTCCTACACCCATAACCTTATCAAACCCATTTTGATTGATAAGCAAAGCTTTATCCTTTACATCAATTCCATATACCACATCTTCAACCCTGTAGTTATCACCCTTTTCATCTACAAATTCATTCTTAACATCAATTTCAAAATTCGTAGTCTTATTGACCAACTTTTCCTTTTGTATAATAGCCGAACCAGCAATAGCCCTATTTGCCCTATATCCGCTCTTTACAGCGCTTCTCATCTCCGACATAGTAAAGTCATTACTCACTAAATATTCGGCTGAAATGAGGCTTAAAGCAGCCTCCTCGTTGATTCCAAACCTACAACATGCAGATGCAAGCTTGAAAATGTAAGTATTTCGTTCTCCAGTGACAAAAGCATCGTTTTTATTCGTAAGCCATTTCAGTATTCTGCGAAAGTTTTCAGAATCATCAATTGTTTCAATTTCATTTACTACAATTTTTTCTATTTTTTTAGCCTTTGTGAAAACCGCAGCCTTGTCGTTGATGTAAATATCGGGATCAAAACTTTCGTAACAAACCCTACTTACATTTATCCCACTTCGGTCAACTTCTGGGAAAACCTCTTGTAGTGATTGGAAATGCTCTCTATGCTTTTTACCATCCGCTATTTTAACCAATGCTTTTAACCCATTACCAGAAGGGCTAACCCAACAAGCATAAACAAAATCCTTTTGAATAATTTCAGTCTGCTTATCTCTCAAGTCAGAAATATCATCAAAATCTAAAACTATAAAACCGCTATGAGCGACCAATTGCTCATCTTTTCTGTCTGCTCCAAACTTACCACTGAAGCAAATTGAAGGTAAATTTAGCTTTAGCTTATTAGCTTTTTCCTTATCCAAAGCCAACCTAATGTCTAAAACCAAGCCTTTACTTGCACCTAACTTAATCCTTTCAAGTGCCTTATCAACGGTTATAAAATGTGGTTCCTTGCTAAAAATGTTTTTAAAAATAGTAACTTGCATCGTTTATTTGTTTAGTTGTTCAACTCTTGTTTTGTATTTTATAAAATCTGCATCTTGGTATAAATGTGAATTATTCTTTGGTGTTTGTGGCGAATTTACTAAACCTATCAATTCATCATTCCAAGATTTGTTATTTAAAAATGTTTGTGGATCTTTTCTAAACTTTTTATCTGGTTGAGCAATTTTGTATTTTGGAATGTATTCCATAATTAAATTTCTATCAGAATCAGATAGCTTTTCCCACTTATCTAACAATTTCCCCTTTTCACCTGTTTTCTTGTCATACAAATCCCAAAAAGAATCAAATGGTATATTAATAGTTTTATTTAGTTTAGTTTCTTTTCTTTTAGTTTGCGTACTTTCTGGAGCAGAAACTCCGTTACTTGCGGTATTATTATTTACAAATTTACCGTTCACTCGGGGTTGTTGTTCACTTTTACGTTTTAAATCACCTCTTTTTTCATATACCGGTTTTAACCTTTCATCAAGTGATTCCGAATGAATAAAACCATCATTTAGAAATAACATACCCAATTTGATGCAGTAATCAACCATTTGTTGAATTTCTGGAGCAGAAACCCCGAAATCACCTGCCATAAGTTCAAATTCTACATCAGAATACTCAAATTCATTACCATCTATACCAGTTAAGTATTCTAAAGTCATTGACCAAATAGCATAACCTATTGCTCCAAACTTTGTACGAATGGCTTTAACCTTTCTATGGTTTCTCATATCCCTATCATGAGGGAAATAATCGCAATAATTCTTTTTAGGGCGAGCCATTTTTTTATAATTAATCGTTAGTAAAATCAGTTCCCATTGCCTTGTTTATCTTTTCTAGATTTTCATCCGAAATATTCATAATCCTATGAATTAATATCCCATACAATGTCCCATATGGTACTCCTGATTTTCTTGCAAGCCAAGCTAGTGGCCTTTCTTCTTGCTCTAAGTGTAGCAAGATAAGGTCTTTTACATTTTGTTTTTTCATAAAAATTTTGGTTGAAGAACAAAGTAAAGAAGTTTTATTTAAATAAAAAAATATTTTTCCCCAATTATTTTTTAAAATTTATTTTGTGTTTTAATTAAATTAATTATCTTTGTTAAAATATTCAAAAATGAAAACAAATTTTAAACTAACATGCAAAGCTGGAACGTATGAAGCTAATACATTTTTTAAATTAGTAATTGAAGTGTTAAAGCATAGATTTTGGCATTTAAAAACACATGGTAAATGGATGGATTAAACACAGAATTATGATAGAGAATAGAGAATTAATATATGAATTAGCAAAGAGGTTGGATATGATTATAGAAGTTACAAAACAAGGTAAACACATAGGTAAATACAGATTTATAAATGATAAACTACACAAACTAAAAGAAGATGAGAAATTCAACAATAATAGTGAAGAAGAAAAGGTGCGTTAGTTGCGGGAATATTGATTATCATTTTTCTAAAAAGATGTGCAAGCAATGTGCTACAGTGGTTTCTACGCAAAAGAGAATGGAAGAATTTGAAGATGATTCAGAAAGTTTTCAGAATTTAGTTTCAGATCTTGACCATGTATTTAGCCAGTATTTAAGAAATAAATATGCAGATAAAACAGGTATGGTAGAATGTTATACTTGTGGTGGTAAACATACTATTGCAGAAATACAATGTGGTCATTTTATGGGTAGAGTAAATTTGGGAACAAGATGGATGGAAGCTAATTGCAGACCACAATGTATGGAATGTAATTACTTTAAGACTGGTAATATTGAAGAGTTTGAGAATAAACTTAACGAAGAAAATGGAGCATTAGTAGAATACCTTAGAGAAACAGCTAGGCAAACAGTAAGACCAACAAGAGAAGAACTTAAATCTTTGATCCTAGAATACAGGGCAAAGCTTAACTTAGTAAAAAAGAAATTTATTACACAAAAGTAATTGTAGATTGGTGGTTTTAAGCAAATATACCCTCCTGTATTTCTATACTGGGAGGGTTTTTAAAATGGTAGTATTTTTACTACCTTTTATTTTAATTAAATTAATTTTGGTTAGTATATTTAATTAAATTAATTTTACAAAAAATTATAAAATGGCAAGAAAAATAGATCCAGAATCAGTTACAAGTAAAGTAGCAGAATTAGAATTAAACCAAGATTATGTTTTTGACAATCCATACACATCTGTTATGGTTATGGTTTCAAATCTTAAAAAGAAAAAAGGACATGAAAAAAAATTATTTAAAGTGAAATTTATTGACGAAAAAACAACTGTAACAAGAATAAAATAAGTATTATGCACATCCAAACCGTTAACTACACTAGAACATTTAATTTAGGTAATTACTCTTCTGAAAAAATTGGTGTTGAATTTTCTCTTAATCAAGGTGAGTCTGCAAACAAAGCTCTTGATATTGCAAGAGAGTTAGTAGAAGAATATCATAAGCAAAATGTAGAAAGATTAAAAAGCTTAGGGTATTATCATGATGAAATTGTTGAAGTAATTCCTACTCAATCAAAGCAAACATTAGCTGAAAAAACAAAATCATTTATTGATTCTTGCAAAACTAAAGAGGAATTAAAAGCTTGGGAGTTAATGAGCAAAAGCAATCCTGAACTATTAGAACATTATAACAACAAACTAAACACACTTTAATGAACTGGAACGAAACACTAATCAGAGCAAGCTCTGTCGGTTATTTAATGACCGAACCTGTAACTAAAGCAGATAAAGAAGCTGGAGTATTATCCAAGACTGCACAAAAACATTTAATTGAAGTTTATATCGCTGAAAAATACGGAAGAAAGCGAGATATACAAACAAAGCAAATGAAGAAGGGCATTGAAGCGGAACAAGATTCTATTGATTTATTATCAATGTATCTTAAATTGCCATTTAGTAAAAACGAAGAACGATTTAAAAATGATTTTATAACAGGATTGCCAGATATTATTAATGGTGATACTATTATTGACATAAAATCAAGTTATGATCTTTGGACATTCTTGGGTAACATACCAGACAAGTTAGATAACTTATACTATTGGCAAATGCAGTCTTATATGTGGCTAACTGGCACAAGAAAAGCTACTATTGCATATTGTTTAGTTAATACACCAGAAAGTATTATTCAACAAGAGAAATATTATTTGCTTAAAAAGATGGATGTAATTTCAGAAGAAAGTCCAGAGTTTATTAAAGAAGCAATGAAGGTGGAATTCAATATGACATTTGATGATATATCAATTAACGAAAGAATACTTACGTTTAATGTAAATAGAAGTGAAGATGATATTTTACGCATTGAAAATAAAGTTATAAAAGCTAGAACATTTTTACAAGAATTAGAACAAACGCATTTAAACTTTAATAATGAGTGCTAACATCATAAGTGCTGTTCAAAATTTAAAATTAGCTCAAGAACAGTTTGAGGATTTTTGTAGGCAATATCCTGAAACAAAGGGTGAAAAATTATTTAAAGTTTATGTAGGTAAAATTAATTGGATGTTTAATGATATTGTAACCCATCCATTTTTAACTGAAGAAGTAAGATCCGGTATTAAAAAAGAAATAAATAGTGATATATTTGCTATACCAGCAATCCATGAAAAAGTTGCATTGTTAACTCCAGAGCAAAGAGAAATGATTGAGTTAACATTAGATGCAATGCTTGACGGAGAGGAGGTAAAAATAGTAGATATAAAACATATAAATGATGGAGGTTAGTGTTGTATATGAAGTAGCTGAAATAGTTTGTGACGCATGTTTAAATTATCATGTAGCAGTTATAGAAACTGATATGATTAAATGGTTTGATGAAAGCGTTGAAGTAAGATATCTAGAAGAAGTGCAATGCCCACATTGCGAAAAAATGACAAAAATAAAAAGATAAAATGGCAAAGAAAAAAACAGAAATTCCAAAAGAAATACAAGTATATACAGAAGGATGTGATTTTTGTATGCAATTTGATTATGACGAACCTCATGTAGTAGGCGCAAGCCCTGATGGTGAAGGTGGTTTAGAAATAGTATTAAAAGCATACCAAGATGCTGGTATTACTTTTGTATGCCCAAATACCGGTAAAAAGCTTAGACTATTTTCGCGACCATTATCTGATGCAGGTAAAAAAATATTAGAAGATCAAACTCCAGAGCAATAGATTAAGATTTCTTATGTGCGTTAGCAAACTTACGAGCTGCTTCAACACTACCAAATCCCCAAGCTTTAAGTGCTAACGCTTTACGAGTAGGTTCTCCATTTGGCTTTTTCATAGCACCTAACATACCAGCAAAACGAGCTGCAAAAGAAACTCTACGAGGATTAACACCTGATTTTACAGGAGCTTTTAAATTGCCACCTGTTTCTGCATTGTAAGATGCACGACCTTTGGCATTTAAGCCACCTTCAGGATTTTTTCCTTCTTTTCTTTGCCAAGCTCCAGACATAATTATTTTTTTTCTTCTGATTTAATTTTCTTTTCTTGCTTTAGCATTTCAGGAGTTGGCTTTTTACCAGATCCAGCAGCTGCACGAATGTTATCCCACAAACCTCTACGAGAATAAGAGCCATCTGCTCTTTTCATCATTTTTAATTTACTTTTCATTATTTTAAACTTAATAGGTATAATGTTGATGCAAACAACGCAGATATTTCATCTACTTGATTTTGAATCCAAGTTTCTTGGTATATATCTTTTCTTTCTTTTTCAATCATATTATAACAAGACTTAAAATATTTAATCACTTGTTCTGGATTTTTATAATCCACAGGACTGTCAATTTGATATTTCATTGGTCGGCCATGTATCCCACTAACACTTTCTACTAACCCATCTGTTAAATCAAGAATACCATCATAAAACTTATTTAAAGCCTTATGTACTGCATAAGAATCAGTTTGATGATGCCAAACGACAGCTTGATCAAAAGAATCTTTTAAATAAGATACAAAATATGAGAATTTTTCTTCAGACATGTTATAATATTTTAGCTAAGATACGAATTATTTCCAATTTTCAGATTTCCAAATAGCTAAATCTATTCCAGTCAACCCATTAGGAGGCTCCGGATTGCCATTTTGAGGCTTTATTTCGGGCTTTTGTGCTTTTTTTGGATATTCTATCGGTTTAATTGGCAAAACCTCCTCTACGGGCTTTATTTTGCCATAATTATCCATTAAATAATTCACTACTTGCTGAATAGATGTCAAATTTTGCTCTTTTTGAATCATATCCAACTTATATAAGTCAAATCTAACTCCAATTGGTTTACTTTTTGCCATAAATTAATAAGTATTTACATAAATAGGAGTTTGTTCGCCAACATAAGCAGAAAAACAATTGAATTCAAGAAATTCCCAAGCATCTTCTTCCGAAAGTTCTTCATCTACTTCCATTAAAAGCTTAACCATAATTTCTTTTGAGTAAACCAGTTGTCCATTATCGGTTAATCCAAGAATTGCTTTATCATACCCATTTGGGTTGTCTGATAAATTTGGTTTAAGGGCTAAACATTCTGCTGCTGTTTGTAAAATTAATTCTAAATCCATAGTGTTGTTTTTAAGTTTTTAATTGTAGCTACAAAATTAAGTTAATTATTCCAAATGTAGCTACAAAATTAAGTTAATTTTCCACCCATCCCTACCCTATAACCTACATACCTAATACCAATTGCTAGTCAAACCAATGACCATGATCCCATATAGATACAGGATAAATTGCACGAC